AAAGAGACTGCAACAATATGGCTATGTAAAAGACACAAATGATACTCTAGAGTATGAGCTGACCGAACAGGGGTTCAACTTTGTAAAACTGTTTTCCCTTTCCTAGACCCTGCCTTCTGTCTTCCTTCCCCCCTACTCCCAAAACACCCCCTATCCCCAAAACCAAAACCCCCTCTCCCATGAATCCCGGGTGATTGATGTGACATGGGCCAAGATCAATGTAACCCTGGCGGTTACTAATGCGACTTGAAAAGATGATCCATATGACATCAAAGGTAGATCAATATGACATCAAAGGTAGATCAATGCGACATGGCCGCCTGGCCAAAAATACGATTTTAATCAAAGGATTTAATTAGTTATGTTGCTTACCATAATCTCTATACTGCTTACTTATACTACTTATTCATACTGCTTTCTATACTACAGGCTAACGCCTAAAACAGAAATCCATATAAATAAATTTTTTGTTAATACATTAATACAAACAGCCAACAGCCAAACAGCCAGTGCTTGTTTAAAAGTCACAGCTCAGGGGCAAGCCCTTTAGGAGTCACAGGTGTTTCGAAGGTGTGGTTTTGAGGTCTAGATAGGGAAGTTTGAGAATTGAATTTTATATGATATGAAAAAAGGGTGGTCCTAATCCACCCTTTTAATATTCAATTTGGAACTTGAATGTATAGAAATCTAAAGCCTCTTGTTACCCCTGTCAAGTATGTTTATTGCGCCGCAGATTTTGATGTCACAGAAGACCAGCTAAAATCAATCACTTGCGAAGACTGGAAAGCTCTTGTCAACCTGCACATATCAATAACCCAGGGACGTATCCCAAGAACTGCACAAGATTATGATGAAGCAATCGACGGGCTCAAAGTTGTATTAAAGGCAAAACGCCCTGATAAGCTGCTATCTAAATATTTGGAAAAATTAAAATTAACCGACTTGCAAGAACATATACCAGCCAAGCTCACCCAAAACATCGAAATCACAGTCACAGAAAATCACGATGATACCAACAAGACCTTTGATACAAAATTTATTGACAAGCCAATTGAGAATTTAATAAAAACTCCACCTCCACTAGATGCGGAGAAGATGCCCGCTAAATCTGCTTTGACTGGCGAGGCATTTAAAAGTTCTGTTCTAAAAGGTCAGGTGAGATTTAAAATGCTTCCCAAAAAGAACTCGATGCCAAATGACACGTTTAATTTTACCGTTCTTTCTGTTTCTCCCATTTTTCAAGTCATATCAAAAGCTGAGCGCAAATCCTTAACTGAAATTAAAGATGGGGTTGTTATTGATAAGATGAGGGATGCGCCCGATGTGCTAAAAACACGGGAGGGGACCTATGCGTTAACCGGAACTCACCTGTGCATGAATGATGCTCGTGTTTTGTGTGCTGCCTATCTCGTGGCAGCGCAAAACTATAGCGTTAAAGATAAGCCTTATGTGTGGGGACTTGATGTCCGTTTGATTGCCAGAGCATTAGGAATCACGTCGAAAAAAATATACCCCGTCACTTTTGAAATGATAAACCGTTCTCTGAATCGCATTGGAAATTGCGACATCAAGTTTGAGCCAAGCGATGAATACAAATGGTTAAAGCCATTTGATGGAAAAATTCTTGATACAGAATCAGGTCTAAGACAAAAAGAACTTTACATGAGATTTAATCTTGCCATTTTAGACAGTTGGGTTGGGGGTAGGTTTTCTCACACGAACATGGCTTTCATTAACGGCTTGGACCAGTGGGAGTTTAGGCTTGTCATGTATTTGGATTCTCACAAGTACGGATTCCACGAGGCGCTGAGGATTAAACAATGGGACCTCATGCAAAACCTCACGGGGAAGGTGTGGAGTATGGAAACTGAACGGAAATTTGTGACAAAGATTAAAAGAACCATGAAGTCTCTTAAGGACAAAGGCTATTTGGCGCAAGAAAGCCATCACAATGATGTCTCATTCCACTTCTATAAAATGCCTCCAGCTAATCACAACAAAACTGTCTTAAGAGTCATCAAATGAAAAAGAAGAAAAAGAAGAAAATAAAAGATGGTGTTTTCTATCCTTCAGAAAAAGATGAGTTCAAAATCAATTTAAAGCCAAATGAAAAAATAGGAATAATTAATAACGGATTTAAATTTGAAAAGATTGTACTTCAAAAAAAATGATTCAAATCCAGCTCTCTCTCTCGAGAACCCTCTGTTCATGCTCCCTCAACAAAGCCTCCTCTTGTGCTTTGATAGGATCAGGCTCGGGCACAGGTGGGGTGTAAAGATAGGCCCTAGCCTCACGGAGGGCATATAAGCATGAGTCTGTTAAATGGTTATCACATGCTGGGTTCTCATGCTTCCTCTCACCATCCAGCCACACAAGGCTTTTGAGTTCATCAATCAGCTCTTCATTGCCAGGTAAGAGCTGTATCCTACCCTCAATAAACATGCCGTTTATTTCATCAATAAAGAGCCTCTTGTCTGTCTTCTTAGCTGGTGTCACAGCCAGCAAGTACCGCCGTCTCCACTCCTCAGCAATCGACTTGCCTAGCCCACCCTCATCGACCACGGTCTTAATGATGGACGGATACTTATTGTGGAAGTCCTGTATGACTTTGGCTATCTCGCTTGGGATCATCCCAGACTTTTTAAAACTACTGACAATATAGGCATTGGGAGAAGATGCCCCCCAGCCAATAAGAACAAAAGCAGTGGCATCCTTAAACCCAAGGTCAACGCCCAAACAATAGTGCTCAAGTGCCACAGAACCCACACCTTGATCAGAACCTCGGCTAGGGCCATTGCGGCCAACAGAATAACGGTAGACCAGGTTATCCGCATCAGCGACCCACTCCCCTTCATAGTTGCGCCTGTAGGCCGGTGTTTCCGTGACGAGAGGGTTGGCTGTCACCATCCTCTCTATCTGCTCCTCAATCAAGTCTCTAACCGCCTTATTGTCCATCCAGCTCCAGTGGTGGGTGTCCCAATGCCGGCTTGTTTCCGCACCTGTAGCGATGTCATAAAAAAACCCCGTGGCCACAATACCCGGTGTGCCAATGACCCGTATCTTGCCCCGCTTCTCTGCAATGGTGATGAGCAGCACATCGTATATCAGCTCTTTAAGATGGGCTGGGAAGCTCTGGGCCTCATCAATGACCACCAAGTCATAGGCCACACCCAAGAGCTTTTGGATATCTCTTGAACTGTCCCCAGCCCCTGTGAGCACAATGTGGCTGCCATTGCCTAGCACAAACCTCAGCTCAGCCTTGTAGTACTCATGGGGGATAGCGTGGGCCTTCAGCAGCTTTTCTATGCTAGGCTGCATGATGTTCTTAGCTGATTGCCGTGTGAGCCCAATGTAAAGGGTTTGGGCTAGCGGGGTGGAGAGAGCCTTGTGCACTAGCCCCACAGCACAGGCATGGGACTTGCCCGCACGCCGTGTGCAGCAGGCACTGGCTAGCTCATGGGGGGAATCAATGAACCGCATCTGTGGCTCAAACAAACCTTGGAACACATGAGCCGCTTGGGTCTGCCCACTCTTGCCAACCTTGGTTCTGCGGTGGTGTTCTAGGAGTAGTTTTTTTTGGTAGTCTGTCAGTGTGCTTGTGCTGAGTGTGCTTGTGCTTGTGCTTAGAATTGGATGGCCCACCTGATACAACTGATGTTAGTAAAGCTGATTTCTAAAAATTTATTTGGCACGGCTGGGTGGCTTATATCAAAGTTGCCAAACTCATTCCTCTCCATCACAAACCCATCGCTGAGATTAAAATAAGTCCGCATCTGGCCATGGAACTGCACGGGCTGGGCCAGCAGCATACTCTCCACAACCCGGGTGATGGTGATGCCAATCTCTGGCTGGCTCAACTTGATGTCACGCTGTCTCTTGGGGGCTGGCTTGGCTTGGTTGGCTTGGCTTGTTGTTGTGTTGGTTGTGTTGGTTGTGTTGGTTGTGTTCGGTGTGGTGTTGGTGTCCAATTCTAATGCCATGATTCCTCACAATGTCTAGTGTGATGTATGGGTGGTATCTCAGGTGTATAGCCCAGTGTGGCACAAGGTGCTCATACGGAAAGCTCTGCACTTGGGCTTGGGCATGGTTCACAGCCCTGTGGTGGGAGTAGTATTCCATGCCCTTGCCTAGGCACAAGTTTTGAGCCAATGCACACTTTCTATAATTAAACTTGGTGTAGGTGTAGTGCAAACACCGGCTAATACAATCCATCACAGCATAAGCCAGAATAGAATCGGGCTCCCCTTTGAGCCGAGTGACATACACCTGGGTGGATGGGGTGGAGAGTATAGCCTCGATGATTTCACACTGTATCCTTTTGTATTCACTCTCATTCTTACACATCCGAGCTGTTTGGCTCACAGCGTAGCTAGCCACCCAAGTGCTGTAAATAAAAGGCTTGTCCCCCTCGGCGCCAAAGTCTGTGTAGGTGTAGGGCTTCACCGTGGGGTCAATTGTTTCGACTCTCTCAACTCTCTCTGGCTGACGCTCACTCATCAGTGTCTCCCTCCCCTAAACCAGGCATAACGCCATGCCTCCGCATAGTACCAAGGCTGAGTTTAAGTGCATCCTGCAACTCCTCATCGGAATACTGGCCTATGGTGTCAGCAGCGGCTAAATCACGGCTGGCTTTGGCATATTGGTTCACATGGGTGGCAAGCTGGGTCAGCTTAGCAAAGCTCCGCTGAGACAATGGGCCCTCCTTGCTTTCGACTTGCAAGTGCCTCATCTCGGTGTGCAACAGGGCTCCCAGCCCCATCAAAAGGCTTTCTGCTAGTTGTATATTTTTAAACTTAGCCATAATTGTTTTTATTCTTAAGCTTTAAACTAACTGGTCTAACTGGTCTAACTGGCCTCATCTTTAAAAAGGCTAACACACATCATGGCATCATCTTCAACGCCAACAGCTTCAACAGCTTTATCGCTAGGGCCTCTCTCCGGCAAGTCACTCATGCAAGCCGAGGAAGCCTATCAGCTTGGGCCCCGTCAACTCGCTCAGTTTTTTATCCGTGGCAAGGGCTACGCTTCAGCCATCGTTATCAATGAGCACGGGCACTACCTAGACCACCCCAGTGAAAGCAACAACTACATCCTCGAAGGGTTCTGTCACTTTGCAGAAACACTGCACTGCAAGGGGTATCCCAAATACCGCAGGGCTTTTTTAACCGAGGGCTTTTGGCTTGCTATAGCCGATATCGCAGCAGCTAAAAAACTAGAGGCTAAGACAATCCAAGCGGAGTGAATTTAATTGGCTTAGAATGGGCCTAGAATAAAAAAAGGAAACCACCATGTCAGCCAAAATCATAGGCCCCTATAAACCCTGGGACGCTGCAAGTTTAGGTGCTAGCACTCAAACAAGTGCCATCGATGTCACACGCCTCATCTACGCTTCTATTGCCATCGACTGGACAGGCACCCCAACGGGCACAATTCAGCTACAAGCCAAAAATGGGGATTCGAGTTGGATAGACATCACCGGCCAATCCCAAGCTCTTGCGGGCAGCAGTGGGGCCGTGATGTTTAGCCTCACCATCCTACCCTGGGAACAAATCCGACTGGCTTATGCCCGCACAAGTGGGACTGGAACTATCACCGCAAACCTAATTGCCAAGGGCTGGTAAGGGGAAAAAGATTTATGGCTGAGATTATTTTCCCCCCCACAACTGGGGGCGGTGGTGGTGGCATAACGCCTGTTGTTGATTTTAGAGATATGGGTGCGTGGCAAGTCATTGGCTCTAGTCAAACGGTGCAAGCCTTGAGCCAGTCTTATGATGCCGGCACATACCATGTCCAAGCCGTGGCCCATGTGCGCACAGGTGACGGTGGCACAGGTGGTTTTAGCGCAAGCCAAATGCTGCTTTGTATCAGCCTGACGGGTTCTATTGATGTCACACCCAACACGCACCTTGCATGCCAAGGTTATCTTTTTAGCCCAGGTGGTTATGCCGGCTCTCCCAATGTGTTTATGGGTTGTATCAATGCAGTCCGCTATATCACCCTTGGTGCAACAACGCCTGTTTATCTTATGGTCTCAGGGCCATCGTTATCCTCAGGGGATATACAAGTTAAGTGCGCCATGTATGTCACAAAAATTGCGTAAAAGATAAGGAATAAAACATGAGCCAAACACGCCGCTTTATCCAGCCCTTTACCATAATAGATGCAACCAGCATGGGAGCTAACTTCCAAACAAACGGCCTAGATATATCAAACGTGGACGACATCAGCATTGTCTATGAGTGGTCTGGCACAGGCTGTGTGGGCACTTTGTATGTGCTCGTGCGCAACGGGGAGACAAGCCCCTGGTCGACTCTAGACGTGCAACCTGTGGCAGCCATTGCAACCAACTCTGGCAACAATAACATACAGATAACCAATGTCAGCTTTAAAGAGATAGCCCTCCAGTATGCTAGATCTGCTGGCACAGGCACCTTGAGCGCATGGCTGACAGGCAAGGGGAGATAACACCATGACTTCTTTTTTCCCTTCTCGAACTGCTGTGGCCACATTGCCAAGTTATGCCACGGCTTCTGCTTTGCCTGTGACGGCCACCTTGGGAGATCTGGCCAGTGTCCAAGACACGGCTAGTGTGTGGGTTTATGTCGCTAGCGGTTGGGTGATGGTGGCAAGCGGCATCAACTTAGCCGCTACAGGCACGGCAGTGTTAAGTGGTGGGACATGCACCATCGATGGCGGCAATGCCAGCTATTCCATCTCCGACGGGTTTGGCATTTACACAGACTACAGCGTGTCACCACACCAATCTTTTATCGTGAGGTGGAGTGGGCTCTCTAATATTCCAGTCAACAACACCCGGCCCAACACCTATATTGCGATTGATAAAACAGGGGCTCTTTATGAGTCGGGCACAGAGCTGACCACTTCCGATGAGCGGGATTATTTTTACCTAGCAGGCTACACACAGGTGGCAGGCACCATTCTAGGAATCAAATCAGCCCCGGTTTTAGGAATCGCTCCAGCCAATCAAATCAACGATATCTTAAGAGCTATTGGTGTGTTTAAGGTCAGCGGGCTCACCTTCTCAGGGCTAGCCGGCACGCTCACTTTAGCCCGGTCTGCCGGCGTGTTGTTTGACAGAAGCAACAACTGGAAAAACAGCGAAAAAAACCCCCACCAAGTCAGCATTGCCAGCCAGTCCCCGCTTCAATTTAAGCGTGTCACACAGACCACCATCAACCAAACCAACTTCACCACTCTAGATGTGGGGAACTACGACAATGCTGGCACTGTGACAGCCATAGGCGGCAGTAGCAACCAAGCCCAAAACATGCGGGTCTATCAGTTTGGCACCGGCACAGTGTATGTGCAGTACGGGGAGCAGATCTACAGCACACTTGGTGCTGCTGTGGCTGGCATAGCCAGTGAGAACTTTGTGGTGAACCCTGTGGCAAGCCCTGACAATGCGGTGCTGGTGTGCATCATCTCAGTTATAAAGGGGGCAACAGACTTATCGAATACCACCCAGGCTATCTTTCACTTAGCTGGTAAGTTTGGAGACCAGGGTGGTGGGGCTAGCGGCTCCACGGCCTCAGTGACCTTGCAACAAGCTTACGACAACTCAGCTCAGCCAGAGATACAAACAACGCTAGCTGGCGGGGCACTTCAGCTCAGAAGGGGCACCACGGCAGTAGCGGGTGATGTGCTCACTATTGAAAGCCAGGCGGGCTCACGGGTGGCAGGCATATCAGACACCGGGGCCCTGACCATAGGCACAGGCACTGGGGTATTGAAGTCTGATGCCAGTGGGAATGTGACCAGCAGCACTATTGTGGACGCTGATGTGAGCGGGAGTGCCGCCATAGCTGGGACGAAAATCAGCCCTGACTTTGGCAGCCAAAACGTGCAGACCACAGGCTCTCTAAATGGGTTTGCCGTCAATGTCCAAACCGTGAATGCCACTGATATGTTTGGCTCAATTGACGCCACGACCGTGGGTGGCACGCTGAGTATTGGAACAGCCAATGCTGCCACCATCAACGTGGGCACAGGCCCAGGGGCCACAGCCATCAACTTAGGTGGCACGGGGGATACAGTCACAATAGCCGGCACGCTCACGACCGTGAACACAACCAACCTTGACGTGACCGATAAGCTCATCACGATAAACAAAGGGGGAGCTAGCTCAAGTGGTGGGGGCAGTGGCATTGAGGTTGATGAGAATGGCAGTGCGACAGGCTATGCCAAAGTCAACTCAGGGCGCACGGGCTGGCAGCTTAAGGGCCCCAGCACGGGTATTTTTGAGCTACAGGGCAGTGGGAGCGATACTGTTCTCTTAGCCAGCTCCACGGCTCCGAGAACCCACACGCTGCCCGATGTCACGGGCACCCTTGTCTCAACTGGCAGCACGGGTGTGGTGACCAGCACCATGATTCTTGACGGCACGATTACGAACGCTGATGTGAGTGGGGGTGCTGCCATCGACGGCACTAAGATTGTCTCAGCCTCAGGCTCTGTTGCAGGTGTTGTGACAACAGGCACACAGACTTTAGCTGGAGACAAAACCCTTTCAGGTGTCACGGCGGTGTCCAATACCACAGCGACAACTAGCTCAACAACCGGGGCTCTTGTGGTCAGCGGTGGCGTGGGTGTAGCGGGCAATATCAACACAGCCGGTGGCTCACTGAATGTGGGCATCAACCGTGCTGGGGCTGGCACGGCAGCTCTTAGCCTCATCGCCCAAGCCGGGGGCACAGGGGCAGATGCTAGCTTGTCTAGAGCTAGTGGAGCCAATGGCAACCTCACACTCACCAACTCAGGCACCGGAACCATGAGTGTCGTCAATGCTGCAGGCACAGGCACGGGCGACGGTGTGCTTGTGCAAGGCTTGCGCACCTCAACAGTGCTCACCACAGCGGTGGGGGCCAACTATGGTGCAGCGGCTGGTTATATTGGTGAGGCAAAAAACAACAGTGCTGGGGCGGTCTCCCTGGCTGTGTCTGGCACGACCTACAATATCACCACGCTCAGCCTTGAGGCCGGTGTTTGGCTTATATCTGGCCAGTGCGCTATCAACACAGCAGGCACCACCCGGACGGAAACAGTGGTGAGCATCAGCCTGTCGAGTGCTGCGATAGACACGGGCTTTTATGCCAACAACCCAAACCCCGGCAACACACTGGCTAGTTACCTGGCTCCCCGCCCACGGATTTTTGTAACAACCACAACCCAAACCGTGTATTTAGTCGCCAATTGCACTTATACCGGAGCGGCCCCGAGCACTGTTGCCAACACGGGTATTTTGACTGCGGTGAGGTTAGCCTAATGGAACAGATGCAACTGTCTGATTTCAATGAGTGTATAAAGATAGAGTACCCAGAGTGGGCCAATGCCTATAGCCCTTTTTTTAGTGGTAAGTTTATCCGGTGCAACGCTGTATTAGACATGGACGATGGGCCTCGGGTGATAGGCATCTTTAAACAAACCCGCATGGGGACTGTGATTTACTTGCGGCTCAAAGGTGGTGAGTTTTTGTATGGCGATGGCAGTGGGAGTTTTGTGACCACCAATGAAGTGGAGTTTACGAACAATATCATCAAGAGTTAGTGTTGAGTTAGCTTTCATTTGCCAATGTTATTTTTTGTTACAATGAACCCAAGGGGCAGCCGATTTGGATAGGTCACAAGCCCCAAGGGGGGAATGCGATGGTGATAGAAAGTTTGATTGGCTACCTAGCTCCAAAGGTCACTCAATATTTGTTCGAGCATTTGGCTGAATGGGCTGAGCCTGTGGCCAAAGGGGTTGGGTGCAAGGTCCTCAATTTTGCTGGGGAGAAGTATGCCGCCCAGCGTGCAGATATTGAACAGTGGGTGCGCAATGTGGTGCCCGGTGAGCGTTTTGATGATGCAGCCGTGAAAGCTGTTGACCAGCTCATCGTGTTTGGCATGCAAGAGATAGCAGAATTTATTGAGTGTGAGATTAAGTTACACGGGCTCAACGGCGTCGATGCTCTAGAGAGGGCAGCCAAGAGCGGCCAAGTGCCAGCCATATTTGAGCGCATAGCAGGCAAGGTGGCACTGGACGCTCAGGCTTTCCGGCAGGCAGCACAATAATTAGCCTACGCAGCCTACGCAGCCTCACCCTTTCCTAGAAAGGGGGTGCCCATGTCTTACCGCCAATACATTTATGACACACTTATTGAAATAGATTCTATACAAAAGCGCATTCTTTTTATCATTTATTTTATAATCAGAATGTGTTTTTTATTTCTAAAAGGTCTATACACACAAGCCGAAGGCAAGGGGTTTTGTATGGGTGATAGCTATCTGAGGCTCTCTAAAACTAGCGAAAAGTTTGCCGATGGGACATTCAAGTGCAAGCTAGAGTTATTTGATGAGGGCGGAAAGGAAGTACGGGAGTGGATAGTGTGTACGGGCCAAGGCTATGCCCAACACTTCCGCAAGGCTGGTCGCAACATGCCTGGCAGCATGGAGCCCTGTCCTCAAGGCACCTACGCCGTGTGGGATATCTCCTGGGCTGGCGGTAAAGACAATTGGAAAGCCAGTCATGGTGCAGGTTTAGGGCCTGTGTTTATCCCCATCGTGTGCGCTGAGGAAAAACGGCGTGGGGAATTTGGCATACACATGGACTACAACCGCTCCACGGCACCGGGCACAGCGGGCTGTGTGGGGGTGATTGGAGAAAAAGATATGAGGGATATCGTGGACTGGCTGAGGAAACTAGACCCCAAGATTCTCAAGGTAGATTGGGGCCTTTGATGTTTGACGGGCGGTTGCAGATAATCCTTTGGGAACAAAAAAAACAAAGGGAATCACATATGCAACCAGCACAAGCGCAACCAGCACAAGAGAAGTCTAAGCGTGGGCGTCCTAAGCTCAATGCCAGCGGGTCTAAAAAGGAAAGCCAGGTGCAAGCTGAGATCTTGCAATGGCTCCTCACTGAGCCCATCAAACAGGTGTGCTTTGTGTTTAGGCAGCAGAGCGTGGGCGTGTTCGACCCCATCGTTAGCAAGTACCGGTTTAACCACGGGCCTGGGCGGATTAAGGGTGTCTCCGACATCTTGGGTGTGGTTGGTAGGGTGGGCATAGAACAGGGGCTCCTGACTGGCCTAGGACGCTTTTTAGCCATAGAGGTCAAAGGCACCACAGGCCGGCTGACACCCGAACAGGCGGAGTTTCTCATACAAGTCAACAACCGTGGCGGGCTGGGGTTTGTGGCCCGCTCAGTGGAGGATGTTCAAGAGGCTTTTAAGAGGGAAGGGATTTGGCAGGGGGCTCACGTTTGAGTCTCAGCTTCCACTTCTGTCACACAGTCCATGTAGTGCTGTGGTGATGCTGCATTGGCTGTGATGTAACAGACTGTTTTGTCTTGAGGAAAGTAGCAGCGGATAATCTCCAGGTTCTTTTTCAACACTGTTATAGAACACAGTGGCTTGTGCTCGGCGGGCTGGGGGGTATAGGTGTGCTTTTTGATTGGCGTGCTGCTCCCATCCTCGGGGTTGTGTAGCGGTGTGTTCCAACCGCCCATAATGGCCTGGGCTGGCTCGGGGCTGTAGGCTGCATAAAACCCCAAGCCAGAGCCAATCACCATGGATACTAGCATGCTCGGCATGCTGCACATGTTAAAAAGGGACGTCCTCAAACCCATAAGTGTCACTCCTTTGTTTGCCAACCTTGGATTCTAACACCGGGTTTGCCGAATAGCCCCCTTGCGAGACCTGTAGGCTTTCGAGCTTTTTGAGCAGATTGTCACGGGCGTGTTGTGCCATGCCAGCCAACTCTGGATTGGCTGTGATTGAGTTGGTTTTGTCGGGCACGGGCTGGTAGCCAGGGCCATAGCGGTGTTTGCCCTCATGCTCTAGGCGTCCAAAGTAGCCGTTGGGTTCGGCTTGGTACTCACCTTTTTGTTTGTTCAGCCTTAAGTTGACGTGTATGTAAATAGGCCTGTCTAAGGTAAGCGTGGGGAAGTCTCTCTCTAAATCTTCAATCTCCTGGTCGGCAGGCACACCGCACGCCACCAGGATGTCAGCCATAGTCTTATGTGCAATGGAAACAACGGTTTGATTGGGGTGGTCGAGCATCAGAGTTGACCACACACGCCGTCCAATAAACGGGCATGTGGGCCAGCCATCGGCTTCCACTTCAAAGGCCATAGAGAAAAAGGGGTGGCCAGCCTTGGACTCTCTTAGCTCACACTCAATCATCCGTGCAGCATAAAAGCCACGGGGGAGTAAGGACATGTCTTGGTTGGTGTTGAGCTTGGATTCTTCTACGGTGGAAAGGGACAATTTGAAAGCCATGGTCAATGCTCCATAAAAAAAGTTACAAAAGTTTATTTAAACACAAGTAAAGATTCTGGGTCTTTTGTGTGATCATACATGTCAAGGAAAGGCTCAAAAGTTGGATTGTTGATAATAGGCGGTATGTCTTTGTATCGGCTTTTGGCTTTCATACCACCGTCAAGGCGTGTGATCAGCTTGCGCCCACGAGTGCGGGCTTTTTTTTCTTTTTTAAACCCTTCACTTTCCTCTGTTACTAACATATCGTAACAATAATAAAAAACCCAATCGGCATTTTGCGAAATGTGTTTGTCGACACCTTCGTAAAGACCTGGGATCATGCCTATAAACAGTTTACTATCGCCCATGGAGAGGGTTTTGTCTTTGTCGTGGCCAATAAGAATAAGGTTGCGCCCACTAGATAACACACGGTGTATAATCCCGCCGCCGGTTTTAAAGCCTAGGAATTTAATAAACATATCTTTTATTTGGTCGTAACTTTTTCCATATTCGCCGGTCGTCACTTTATCTTTACCAGACCGAAGCAAATAATCCTGAACCACAAGTTGTTGCATCATTGAAACACTGTCGATAATGACGGTGCCATAAGGGTTTCCATCTGGGCCTACAGAATCGATCGCAAACTGAATGGCCCATAAAAGTTTATTCAGTGTCTCTGCCGGTGTTTTTTCGTGCTGAAAGGGGAGATGGGTGACGCCCAGGCCGCCTGCCCCACCCTCAATATCTATCACCACACTATAAGGGATAGAGGCCGCAAGCGATGTTTTCCCTATTCCGTCTATGCCATATAGATGGCCAAAGTATGGTTTGTATTTTTTGGTATCAACTATTTCAAACTGGTATTTGTTGTGGGGAGTCTGTTTTGACTTAATGTTACTTCCATCTCCAGCTTCCATCTTATCTCCTTCTCTTGGCTGTTGTCTTAAAGCTGTTGGCTTAATCTAATTGGCTTTGGCTTACATAATTGTGAGCTGGTCAAAAATCTATTTCAAAGTTGATTAGATGTCAATAGATACATATGGTGTGCTGCTGTATGACACACGCTATATGTAGTGTCATTGCGGTTATGCAAATGGGGAGTTTAGAGTAAAGGTCTTTAGAGGAAATAAATAAAGCCAATGAAACTCAACCCTCATTGGCTTTGGATTCCTAATTTTTTTGAGAAGCATAGGAGGTAATTTTATTATGCCACAAAACGAAACCAGTCAACAGGCAATTGCACACAATAATATCCAACTACAATTTCAAAATATTAGCCTATATCAATATTCAAAAGCTCAAGAAGCTTTAGCTGCTGATATTGCTTCGAAACTAGAGGGCGATTGGGGGAGTTTATATTGGGGAGCCCAAGATATATTGAGTGGTAATGGAGTACAGCCTAATAATTTTATTCAACAATCTATCTACATTGCTACAGCTATTATGGGTCTTTCAACTCAAAACATTTACAACTTCTTTCCCTGCCATTGGTATATCTGCATAGGAGAAAGCGGAGCTGGAAAATCCTTAGCAAATGAAATCATTGGAAAAACGCTTTTAAAGTTAAGGAATAAGTGTTGGCACGTTGTTATGCCCGCAAGCCGTGAGGGGTTATATACGAAGTTTGACCCTCAAAAAGAAGGCTATGTCCCTAATCCTAATGTCTTTTTAGATTATGATGAAGGTCTCGGGCATCTGCTTAAATTGTGGCCTGCTTTCGGTTCTGAGCCGCCCAGTATTTTGGCACCTCTCATTGACACTTTATTAAAAGCGTACGGACCATGCAGCCATCTTCCCGAAATAACAAATAAAGACCCCACTAAAAGCAGTAGGCGTGTTGAGAAGCCCCGCATAGGGTTTACGACAAATGGCCAAAACTTCCAACTAGCCACAAGTGATAAATTCTTAGAAAAAGGATTTTACCAAAGGTGTTACGTTTTTGATTTTGTAGGAAAAGTTGTTCCGCAGAATATTGATAGTTTTTTAGATTCGGCTGAGTCTAAAAATACAAGTTCGGAACTAGCTATTTCCGATAAGTATCTTGCTGATTTAAATAATAAATTTCCATATGAACTTACTTTAGAACCAAAAATAATCGCCTATGCAAAAAAAGGCAGATTGCCCAATCCCACTACTGGACATGATTTCCATGAGGATTATTCAGAGCTTATGGAATATTTGAACAAAGGTGGTCATGAATACCATGCCAAAGCTATTGCCGAACAGTACCGCAACAGGCTTGTGGAGAGGTTTGTCAGTTATGCCTGGCTCCACGCTTGGGGGGCGGGCCGAGAAGCCCCTACTGAAGCAGACACTACTATCGCTTCACTTTTTATCAGCCTCCATTATCAAAACATACTTAACCGCATGAAATACATGCCTAAAGACAATCCGCATGATTATGACTTGATAACATATATCTATCAATGTGTTATGAGTAAACCAGGGTTAACAAGGTCTTATATAACTAAACGATGTTCTGCTAACAATGCTTATAAAAAGTTCTCCAGCCATCATATTGACCGTGCCATTGCCTTCCTTGTCAAAGAATCCCAAATAACAGAGACCAAGGCCGCTGGGTGCCAGACCTCTTACAGGCCCGGAAACCAGACCTTAAATACCCCTTGATTTTAGTGAATAAGTCTTTTAAAGTGATTTCATCCCCAATGATATCAACATTCTGAGAATTTGGATCCACAATGAAAGCATAATGAAAGCATAATGGATCCACAATGAAAGCATAATGGATCCACAACTTTTATTTCCGAATACGCTAATCATATCAAAACCATAAGACCACTTCAGACCATATTGATAACCCTGACCCCCTTAAAGACAGTGGATCCGGATCCACAACTTGTGGATTTAGTGGATCTGGATCCACAAGTCTGAAATCAAAAACATCATGGTTACCATTTCTGTTGCGAAGGAGAATGAAATCTGATACAATATATGTAAAGTAGTGAAATCATTGTCTTACCTGTATAAGATACTATATGAGGGAGACTTGAGGGAGCTTTGTTTTTAATTCAGTAAGAAAATACATAAGCACTTGAAATCTCATTAGTTATAAGAAGAGCTTCCCAATTTTGGAAATGATATAGAAAAAAAATAGATAAAAAATATTGATTAAGTCGTTTGAAAGTAGTATTGTATCCATTCTATTTAATAAATATGGATGCTTATGAAGACTAAGAAAGCGCCTAAGGCAAACAATGAACCGATTACTAGCACCTCTGCAAGCCATATAACTCTTGAAGATTTAAAGACCTATATTCTTTATATTTTAACCAAGAATCCAAATGGGTTGGCTGCTGGCCGAATAAAAGACAGAGCAAGCAGGAACATTTTGTACAAGCATTTCAGTGCAATGGACATGAAAGTAGCCCTTTTAAAATTAGTTCAAAACAATAAGTTAATTAAAACCAAAGAATTTGATTCAAATGGGAAATCGGCAAACGTATACAAATTGAACTCACAATAAATCAAAATAAATCTTTACTTTTTGATAAAAATGTTCGATGATATAAATAGACTCAAGGAGTGAGCCTATGAAATCCTTTTGTCGATAAGGTTTTTATGAGGGTAAGGAATACCCTTGGGAGATAAGATATGCCTTACATGATTCTAAATGAAGAGACCTATGTTGATTATCTTGGCAAAACCAAAGACTTATATTCTTATGAGCTAGGTGATTTGAGTGGTAGGCCAAATATCCAAGACCCCATGATATTTGAGAGTTTTGAGGATGCATGGGAATACATTGAGACTTATCTTGATGAGGATTTTGATTACCAAGCCACATTTGTGTGTGGAGAAGACCAGATAGAGACATTGCAAACCTCTTTATAGGTTTAACCGCAAACAAGGTTTATGAGAAGGATAGGAACAGGAATAACATGCAGATTGAATTTATTGGGTTTGACGAGCACCCTCGTACTTGTGTTTCAAAGGGTGAAACCCGCACATCAAACGGGTCTGTCGCACATTTTAAAATAGATAATGAATCTGTGTACTTTACCTATGATACAAACGGAGACCTAAATATTTTAAGTAGGTTAAATTTATACAGCTTCAGATACGCCGATCTAAATGCCCCAAACGTGCCTAGTGTGTTCGTAAATGTTGCCGGGCCCTATGAAAGTGAAGCCCACGTTTGGAATTTTAATTTTTTCACCGAGTCGGAAAGAAATTTTGTTGCTAAATATCCTGATAAAAAAAGGCTATTTGAAGTAGTTAAGAAAGTCCAACAGGAGTTCTGCCGCTCACCCAAATGGCACTGGCTTGCATCCGAGCATTCCTTCTGAGCAAGGTTTACCTCCCCTTCCCCTCAAGACCTCCAGTAAACCACCGTTTAAACACCTCTGGCTCCTGTGGGACTTGCTCCCTAGCTAGGACTCATAAAACACCCCTTCCCTGTCTTCCTGCCCCCTTTCCCTGGCTTTTTCCCCCACTCTTAAATAAGGGCCGCTTGGCCGTAGGCCATAAGACCCGCCTGGGAAAACTCTTGGGGCTTTTTGGTTTCGATTTTTCGGCTGGCTGGAAATTTGGCCCTGGCCTTTTTTTTGACCAATTGGCCATATTGACAAGTCTATTGACAAACTGTCTAATCTTAGCAATAATGCAAGCTAACAATAACCGAGGAATATTATTGTGGAATGCCAGTATACCCTGTTAGGATTGCTTAGGCACTTTGAATATGTGCTTGCCAAAGATGCCGGGTATGTCAAGACAAAATCTGAGATCCAAAAGACATTGCCTAGAGAAGCCATGAAAGATGTGGCAAGCATGAGCCTTTACATATTTACCAGGCAAGCCATAGATCCGGCTGGCACAAAACCCAGCCCATTTGAGCTTGCCATGGTCACTCAGGACTTTTGTATCCATTTCAAGGAATTTCAGGATAGCGTGGGCAAGCCCGAGTCCGTCGAGGCTCTGAGTTCCGAGGCTTTGGTGCACACCATGGTGAGAGCCCAACTGTTTAGTTTTATTAGCAAAATGCTTGAAACACTGGACCCTGAGCACCGTGAGATTTACCAAAATGTTTTTAGATTGTGCGGGTATATCATTGAAACATGCCTCATGAATTATAAGCCACCTTATAACGTGCGGATACTAAAGGATGTAAATGGAAACTGAAACCACACTTGAAAACCCACCACCACCACCACCCGAGCACCCCATGTTTGATTACATATGGGTGGGCAACCGTTGGCTGGCCATATTGAGGGACACATCATGGCAGAACGTGGACTGAAGCGGCAGCTCCCCCAACTCCAAGGGGCTAAATCACCCCATGCTAAGTTCACTGAGAAGGACATCATCACAGCCATTGAGATGAAGCTAGCTGGTGAGACCAGCCTGGACGTTGAGGAAGAGACTGGCATCAATCTCCACTATGTCAGCCTCATCATGGCAGGCCGCACATGGCGGTGCATACAACACCCCCTTGAGCGTCTAGAGAGGTGGAGAGATTATATACTTGAGCCCTATAAGGGTGGGCTGCGGTATGCCCAGCCCGAGCACACCCGCATCAAACGCCTTAGAGAATGGGAGAGAAACCTAGGTGAGCAATACAAAGCAGCCAAAGCCAAAGCAGCTAAGTCTCAGTCCCAGTCAGCTAAATCCAAGCCCCAGCCCAAGCCAAAGCCTTGAAGATGCTATCCTAAGGCTTGTGCAAGCTGGCCTCACAAGCGTTAAACTAGAGTTTGACCAGTCTAAGAAGACCAGGGAGGACTCATATGTATCAGCCCCCACCACCAACCCCATCCCATATCCGCAAGCTCTTGGACCGCATCAACGGGCAGACTTGGATGGCATCCTGTTCCCAGAAGATATTGACGGCTGACCCAATCCTTTTGATTGTCGGCCTGTTTTTTTTGGCAGCAGCCTTCTACATGGCATATCTTATCTACATGCAATAATTTTATTGACTCACATGTTAAGGTAGGCCATGAAAAAAAAAGATAATAATGGTTATAAAGTCAAGCCAGCACTACAACTCTTGAACCAAAAAAACAACGATAATCTGTGGTGGCAGATACCTGAAGACGACCCTGTGAGGCTATCCAATGCCATTACCACAGTGTGCCGCACCATAGAGGAGCGCAATGCCACCTTCTTTGGCACTAACTTGCGGTTTATGAGGCTCTATTCTGGCAGCCCACAGCTTGCTATCTCCCTCAATCAATACTCAACCTCGGTGGGCTCATCGTGGTCTCTATCCCCCAATAAACCAGCCCTTAGCCTAAATGTGATCCAAGCCTGCACCGACACCATGGTGAACTCTCTTTGTGAGGGCCGCATAAAGCCCATGGTGCTCACCGACGGTGGGAGTTTTAAACTCCAGCAGCGTGCCCGTAAAATGAACAAATTTATCTACGGCCTTTTTCTACAAAAGAAAGTCCATGAGATAACCACTGCTGTCATTAAGGACGCTGCCATCTTTGGCACAGGTTTTTGTAAGGTCTCGGCGAGTGGTGGTGACGTGGTGGTGGAAAAAGTGCTGCCCACTGAAATCATCGTGTGCCCAGGCGACTCTGTATATGGCACGCCACGCTCTCTTTACCAAACCCGGTTTGTGGCCCGCTACATCCTTCTCGAGACCTTCCCCGAGCATGAAGCGGGCATCATGAACCTCAAGGGCCAAACGGTGGAAATGGGCACTGGACATGTGGTGAGCGACTGTATTAGGGTCACTGAAGCGTGGCACCTGCCAAATCACCAAAACACCAATTGGGTCCATACAAAAGCTGAGTTGGGTGGTGGGCGTCACGTTCTCTGCTCTGAATCTGTGACCTTCCTTGACGAGCCCTACCCCAAAGACCACTTCCCCTTTGCCATTTACCGCCACACCGACCTACCCTTAGGGTTTTATGGCCGTGGCATCCCCGAGGAACTGCTCCCCATCCAAGCTGAAATCACCCAGCTTTTGACCCGCAGCCAACAGATGCTCAAACTCATTGCCAACCCCCGCATCTTTTTAGAAGAGGGGAGCCAGGTCAATGAAGCCCACCTCAATAGCCAAATAGGGGCCATCATTAAGTACCGTGGCACGCCACCCATTATCTCCACCCCACAAGCTGTCCCACCTGAGATTTATGCCCAGATAGATAGGCTTTACAACCGTGCTTTTGAAATCCAAGGCATCCCTTTACTCCAAGCCACAGGTAAGAAGCCCTCAGGTGTGGATAGCGGCAAGGCACTCAGAGAGTACGCTGACCAGGCCAACACACGCTTTATCACTCTGACACAAAAAAGAGAGCAGTTGCATATAGATGTGGCCAATTTGTGCTTTGAAGCATGTAAAGATTTAGCTGACATTTTTGGATCCCAATACAAAGTGGTGAGCTTTGATAAAAAAGATGGGATGGAGGTGCTCAAGTACTCGGATGTGTGTATGAAGCCTGACCAGTATATTGTGCAAGTGTGGCCCACCAATTTCCTCTCTAAGGCCCCTTCAGCACGGCTTCAAGACATCCAAGAGCTGACCCAGGCTGGCCTTATCCCCTTGCAGGCCGCACAGGATTTGATGGACTTCCCCGATTTAGCCGAATACACAGAGCTTGCGGTGTCAGGCTACAGGCTGGCACGGAAAAACATTGAGAAGATGTTAGAGACGGGCGACTACATCCCACCTGAAGAGACCGATGATATCCAAACAGCCATTAAGCTCACTATCCAATACATAGCCCGCCAAAAGCTCAACAGCGACTCAGAGGAGCCATTAGAGCTGCTGCGTCGCTACCTTGACGACTTGCAGTCCATCGTCAGCTCCACACAAGCAGCAGCACAACCACAGCCAGCACAACCACAGCCAGCACAAAGTCCAGGTCAACCCCTTGCCACACCTGAAGCCCCTCCTGTGTCCGACTTATTGCCCACAGCCCCTATGGCTGGTTAACATCAGCCTTTGTCAGCCATTATTGTTGACTTGTCTGATGTGTCTTACCTAAGAGTTTACAAAAAAAAGTCACAGCATTTGCACAAAGGAATTTCCCATGCCAGAATTTGATTCTAACTTAGAGTCCTCAATTGAATCCGGTGTTCCTAACAACGGCGATACTCAACAACCTGAAACAACCGGGGATTCTAAGTTTTCCTCAGCTTTTGCCCGCCTAGCTAAAAAAGAACAATCACTGCGTAAAGAGAGAGAATCCTTCGCAAGTGAAAGAGAAGCCCTCAAAAAAGAACTAGAGGAACTCAAGAGCTACAAAGAAAAATACACAGGCTGGGAATCGAAAAAAGCCAATGCCAGGCTCAACCCCAAGGCAGCCTTGGACGACCTCGGCCTTTCTTTTGATGAGCTGCAAGAGTATTTTTTAAATGGTGGGCAACCCAGTGCCAATGCTCTTGTTGAGGAGCTGAGGAAAGAGTTAGAGTCCACCAAGTCTGAGTTTCAAAAAAAGTTAGAGGAAAAAGAATTAGAGTCCCAGAGGCTACAAGTTGAGAGACAGGAGCGTGAATTTAAGTGGCAGTTGAGCAAGGCCATACAGGATTCTGACGCTGAGTTTCTCAAGGCTCACGACGCCCCCGATGACACTTTGTATCAGCTCATCAAGAGTTGGTATGAGAAAAACGGTGAGGTGCTCGACACAACTGAAGCCATTAAGCTGTTAGAATCAGAATTAGAGGATCAGTTCAATAAACGTTATGGAAAACTAGATAAGGTCAGCCGCATGTTCAAAGCCCACTTGGGCACACCCATGCAGACACCTCAATTCCAAGAGCGGAGCCCTGGCCCAGTGCCAAGTTATACAAGCCAGGCTTATAAGCAGCGCACCATGCCAAGTGCCCCTATGGGTGCTAGTGGTGCAGACAGGAAACTGAGTGAGGCGGAGCGCATACAACTTGCAGCCTCGCTGATGACAAAAAAATAAGGAGAGCCAATAATGGCATTAGATTTTTCAGCCTTCCAGGCGGCGTTGAAGACCCTTTACCCAACCTGGGCTTTAGAAAGTTTCATTTTTCAAAATAATCCGACTATCGCCGTGATAAGCAAGGAAAATGACTTCAAAGGCGACTACAAAAAAATCCCTTTAATCATCGGTGCGCCACAAAACACAAGTGCAGACTTTAGTGTGGCAGCCAATAGTGGTTCAGCCCTTCCCACCCAGTCCACACTCAAAGCCTTCTTGCTATCCCGTGCCAAAAAATACAGTTTGGCAGAGGTGCAGAACGAAATACTCAAGGCATCAGAAGGGAATGAAGGGGCCTTCATCAGTGCAGTCAAAATGGAGGTCGATGGGGCTTTACGGTCACTGTCTAACCAACTTGGCCTTGAGATATTCCGTGACGGTGCTGGTGTTGTGGGCCGCCTTAGCTCCACCTCAGGTGTGACCACCACTATCACTCTTGAAAACCCCACCCAGGCTATCACTCTTGAAATTGGCACCCAGCTTCGGTTCTCCACCTCTGCTGCTGGTACTGGCTTAAAGACGGGCACGTTGCAAATCACGGCCATCGACCGCCCAACAGGCACAATCACGTTATCAGCCTCGGGTGCCACGCTGACCCCTGTGCTAGCCACCGGCGACTATGTGTATATCAGCGGTAACCAGGCAGCATGTATCAAAGGTCTAGACGCTTGGATCCCAAGTGTAGCCCCAACTCCCGGTGATAACTTCTTTGGCGTTGACCGGTCAGTGGATAGCCGTTTGTATGGCACCTACCTAGACAAAACCGGCATTCCAATTGAGGAAGCCATGTTAGACATGGACTCTGTTGTGTATACAGCCGGTGGTAAAGTGAGCCACATCATCTTGTCCCCAGCCCAATACCTCAATTTAGCCAAGTCGCTTGGCTCACGGGTGATTTACCAAGAATTGAAAGTGGGGGAAGTGGGCTTCCAGACCTTTGAAATACAAGGCATGAGTGGGCCTATTAAGGTGCTAGCTGACAGGTCATGCCCACGCAACATTGCTTACTTTTTGCAACTGGACACCTGGAAGATCTGTTCACTGGGCCAAATGGTAGAGATTTACACAGGTGACGGGCTTTCGATGCTGCGTTCAACAACAGCAGATAGTGTCAGGGCGCAAGTCTATAGTTACCTGAACGTCGCATGTTCCGCTCCTGGCTGGAACGCTAAATGTCTTTTAGGTTAAGCTAGGCTTGTATAAGTCTAGTGTTTATTTTTATTGTTAGCCGTCACTAGCGGGGGCTTTTGGCGGCAGATCCTATACCTTAAGGGAGACTAAATCATGTCGAATCGGATGTATTACCCGCTGCGTGGCTCATTAAACCGCGAGACTGTGAGCTTGTATGGCGTTGTGACCACGACCACAAGCGGCACGATAGACAGTGCAGGCAGCACGCTATGCAAGGGTTTTAGCGTGGCCAAAAGCGGCACGGGCACCTACACCATCACCTTGCAAGACCAGTACGCTGCTCTGTTGCAATTGACTGCCAGTGTGCTGATAGCAACCGTGACTCCAGGCAAGGGCCAGCTTGTGACCTTAAGCTCTCTCAACTTGGCCACCAACACCATTGTGGTGAAGATTTACCGGCCCGACACCCAAGTGGTGGCAGAGGTTGATGATGGGGCTGTTGTCAGATTTAGGATTGATTTATCCCGTGTGGCATTAACACCTTAACTCTATTAGCTAAAGGAGAATGCTATGCTGATGATGAAAAAGCCAACTGATGATTTACCAGCCATCAAAAAGAAACCGGAATACATGGAATCAGAAGACACAGGCACGGAAAGTGACAGGGAGCCGGGCGGCAGTGATGCCGAGCTAGCAGCCCAGGATTTTATAGATGCCATTAAGTCGGGTGATGCCAAGGGGCTTGTTGAGGCATTTATTGCACTTGATACAGCTTGCGACATGATGAGTGGAGAAGAGGAAGAGGAAGTGGAGGAGGGCCCTTCCGAGGAAAAGGGCCCCGGTGGCATTATCTCTGTCATTCTAGGGAAGGGCAAGAAGCGGTGAGCTTGCCCTACTAAAGAAAGGAAAGGCCACCCATGACTCATGCATCTTCTCTCATAGAACAAGCCCGCCAGCGTGCCGACCAAGTGGGTTCTCAGTTTGTCTCTGACGCTGAGGCTCTAGGTTATCTCAAACTGGCTTATCAAAATTTTTATGATGAGCTTGTCCAATCCAATAACCAGTACTACCTGTCCACATTCGACATCACTCTTGTGAATGGCCAGCAGGACTACTTGCTACCCACTGATTTTTACAAGCTCTTGGGTGTGGATTTGATTAACAACGTGGGCAGCCCAATCACCTTGCGGCCCTTTCAATTCCTTGAGCGCAATCGGTATAAGTATGCTGGGCTGACCACCATTGCCGGCCCTGTTTACCGCTACACACTGCTAGGCGACAAGATCCGCTTTACCCCTATCCCAGGAGCAGGCCAGCTTAAGCTGTACTACACACCTCTTGCCGTAGTGCCAGCACTCACCACCACAGATGTGGACACGCTTGGGTTTGACGAGTTTTTGATTTTGTTTGTGGCCTTGAAGATGTTAGCTAAAGAGGAGTCTGACACCACCCTTTTGGCCCAAGAGTTAGCAGCCCAAAGGGTGCGGGTGCAGACCATGGTGGCTGACCAGGATTCCAGCTTTCCCAAGGTGGTTGTTGACGTGGACACCATCAACGACAATCTTTATTTGCCCACATTTTTATTGTGATTGTGGTGTGATTGTGGTGTGATTGTGGTGAACTACTATAGAGAATTTGAATCAATTATCTTTGGAACAGCAGTTGACCATTTCACACTGTGATGCAGACGGGGATTTATAACACCCATCATTGTGATAAGAACTGTATTTGGGGAATAAAGCACAGAATAAAAAGATTTCACATAAGTGCCTAAATCTTTATAGATGTCTGTCAGACCGCCGGGGTTGGTTTGCGTCACACGTTGTTCTAACCGCACTCTTGGCACTGTGATAAACAAATGGCCAGTGCTGCCTAAACTCACATAAGCATTCACATCTTCATTGATTCGACCCATAAATTTAAATGGTTTTTTAGTGTTCATAAAAAAGGCATTCATGACTTTACGGGAAAACCGGTTATATAAAATATAATTCTTTCCGACTGTTCCTATACCACCAATAAAATCACCACCTTGGCTCATCGCTACACTATGAGCTTGTGTCTCAATTAAAAACAATGTCATTGCATTAAAAACTTTGTCTAAAGAATTTATACGATTTTTAGAAGTTATATAATTTCTTTCATTATCATAAGTATGTGTGAAATACGTATAATCGTCATCCAATTGTAAAAAATAATCAACCCCTAACTCTTTCGCTATAACAAAATTATAGTTACGGGCATAAACAACGCTATTCCGTTTGAGAAAGTTATCGCCGCTATCTGTGAAATCTATCGCTTTCTGTTTATTAAAAACAATGACTTGTTTTCCATAAAGCTTCCTATAATCGTCTATCTGTTTATCTTCATCATCAACCAAAAGATAAATAAGGCCTGTATAACCTTGTCTTCTCAAAGTCTGATAAGTGATGACGTTAGAAGCTCGGCCATGCGTTAAAATAAAAACAGCAAAATTTTTAATACTCATCGTCATCTGATAAACCCTCTGTTTTTTCTTTTTCTATCTTCAATTCATTCAATTTGAAATCTTCATTATAGATCTCATCTAATGTTTTCGATAATTTGATCCAACCATTTTTTATCCCATCATCGAAATCCACTATCACTAAAGCACTGTTTTCAAAAAGCTTTTGTACTTTTTTATTACTATGACAATAATATTCTGCGATGTGTTCAAAATTAAAAACCGTGTGACGATAAGCAGCTAATTTCAGAAACTCTTTTTCTTGCATTGATAAATCTTGATCACTAGACTCTATTTCATCTAATAATTCTTTCGTTTTCTCAAATGAATACAACGTCTCCAAAGCCGGTTTTTCTTCTCGAGTCTTCTCATAAAGAGGCCGATTCGTCTTTTGAGTATAAGGAGATTCTTTAGGAAGGTTAGGCTCAAATATGGGTGGTGTGGTTTGTGTGCCAGGAGTGCCTAAGCTAGAGTGACCTGGGTTTAAAATGCTATCCACTTGGGTTTCAAACTCACCAAAGCCAATCATATCCAAGTCAAAGTCTTCTAGTTTCAGCTCATCGAGTTCTATTTTTAGCAGCTCATAGTCCCAGCCAGCATCTAAGGCAAGTTTGTTATCAGCTAGCGTATAGGCTTTCCTTTGGGCATCGGTGAGGTGATTAAATGCCACCACAGGCACGGTCTCAAGGCCTAGTTTTTTAGCTGCTAATAACCGCCCATGGCCAGCTAGTATGGTTTTACTTGCGCTATCAATGAGGATGGGGTTTAAGAATCCAAATTCCTGAATGCTACTAGCTATTCTGTCGACCTGTTCACCGCTGTGGGTGCGGGCATTGTGTTTATAAGGGTGTAGCGTGTCAACGGGCAGATATTTGATGTCATGTTTAAGTTTTTGTTTCATTTTTGACCTTTATTTATATTGATTAAAAAACAATCAGAGAGATTGTGACATTAGTTGAGGAATTGACGATAAGGGTTTTGTTAGGCACCCGGTTTGTGGTCTGTTTGTCGTATAAAACAGCTCCTGTGCTTCTCCTCACCACAAGCCACCCCTGTAGCACGGTGTCTAGGCCGTGATTAATGATGTTATCCCCTGTGACAAGATTAAATGGCCCTATGAGCTGAGCCGAGTATAAAAAATCGGGCCATTTATTGATGGTGTCAGCTATAGCATCCTGGACTCTCATAAGAGACTGGTCTGGGACATGGATACGCTTTGGTTTCATGGCAATTCCAATCTAAAGCCGAATAAGCCGAATAAGCCCAATTTGAGCTAAGATAAAAAAACTCAAATCACATCTTAAAGGGCAATTCATGGCAACAACAAATATGGGCCTCAGTCAACCAACCCCTGGCACACAAGGCCCTGATTGGGCCAATGAACTCAATGCCAATGCGTCGATAATTGATGCCCACGACCACAGCTCTGGCAAGGGTGTGCCTGTGACACCAAGTGGGCTGAGCATCAACACAGACTTAACAATCAATGAGAATAAAATAATAGATTTAAAGTCAGTGAAGTTTGTGAGCCAAACAAGCTCGCTGATTGCTAGTGATGCTGCGGATATTTACATCAAAAACGGCGATTTGTTTTATGCCAATGGGCTCACCGATGTGCAAATCACAAATGGGGGCAGTGTAGCGGGTGCTAGTGGCAATATTGCGGGCCTTGCCTCTCCTGCCAGTGCCACGTTTGCGGGCCAGCAATATTCTTTTTTCTATGACGCCGGGACGTATGCTGACTTGCGGTGCCGGGATCTCATTTTGTCTGTGAACTTTGGCAACACGATCAAATTGACCCATGCTGCGACTAGCTCTTACACGCTGACCCTGCCAGCTAGCCCACCGCCAGCCAGCCCCCAGTTTATGACATTAAACAGCAGCGGCGTGGTGGCGGTAGCGGCAAGCCCCACATTGGGTGATACGGCTAGCATCCTGACCTGGCAAGGGGCCACACAAAGCGGCTCAAAAACAACAGGCTCGATTGTGACCTTGGGTGGTGTGGGCATAGGAAAGACGTGTTGGGTGGGTGGGAGTCTTATCACCGACTCCAATTGTTATGTGAATGGGCCTTTGACGGTGGCCAGCGGTGGGGCTGGTATCACGGGCGGCATTGCAGTGACGGGCAATTCACAGATAACGGGCGGCCTGGCTGTGACGACCACGCTCGATGCCCCTGGGGGGGTAAGAACAGCATCTAACTACATGATACAGCGCACATTTACAACCAACCTGGATGGCACTGGACGGCTTGTTTACACCCATGGCCTAGGCTCTGCTGTGATTTGGGACGTGTCGGGTTGGGTGTTTGGCGGTGGCAGCACATGGAATGACATCCGGGGGTATACGGCTCTAGGCCAACTGTCTTTTAATTCAACTCAGATTTTATCGGCTGGCAATTTACCTGCCTTAGCGGGGTTGAGTGTGCGGCTCTTTGTCACCATCCACAATTAGGACACCTTATGCCATTACAAAAACAGCTTGTGCCAATCGTGACCCCACAGGGTGTCAACACCAAAGTGGACTCTAAACTGCTGCCCATGCAACAGGCAGCCACCCTTGATAACTTCCAAATCTCAAAGCAAGGGGAGATCAAAAAGCGGCAAGGTTTCGACACCATCAAACCGCTGCCAATCAACAATTCAGCCCGTGGTGTGTTTGACCTTGATGGCAGGCTTTTGGTGGCAACCGAGGTGGATGCCAGTTTAGCCGGGCCTGCCGTTTCCAATATCTTTAGGCTGCAAGAGTATAACGCCTCCAGCGACACCTATATTGCCCGTGGTGTGTTTGGCAATTACAGGCATCAGCTCACCACCCAGACTTATGACGATGAAGAGCAAACCCAAGTCAGCGTGGCGTCAGTGGGTGGTTATTATGTGGTGGGGTGTGTGGTTTACCGTGGCACGGTGCTACAGGGTGTGCGGGTTCTTGTGTTCGATGGGGAGTCCACAAGCACGCTTATGACCTCTTTTTCCATAGCAAGCCAGGACAGGGTGAAGGTGTGCTTTAGAGACAATAATAGTGTGTATGTGACCACAGCCTTATTGGGCAATGCCAATCTCAACACCCGCATTTTATCGCTTGTCGATATGTCTTTGAGTGGAGCCACAATCACAGCAGGCACGCTGTCCACAACCCAGCCCAATTTTGATGTGAAATACAGCGCACTGGCTGGCAAGTCTCTTGTGCTTTGGAACACGGGTGCAAGCGTGGTGATGGCCTATTTGACCTCAACTGGGGCCCAAGAGCCTAGCCCCACGCCCGTGACCTTCACGTCCCACAATGGCTCTGGGTGTGTGAGTTTGTGTGTGGAGGACACCTATGGGGATTCAGGCTTTATCGGTGTGTTTTATGCCCGTGACACAGGTGGTGCTCCTTACACCGTGACCTACTACATGATGCCCATCAATTGGGTTAACGTGGCCTCGGCTGCGGCTGGGCCGTGGACATACACACCCTCAAGTGTGGTGACTCAAATCACTTGCAACGTGCTGGGAGCCAATCAGCGTGTGGCTTTACAAGTCACAGGCAGCCTAGCAAGCTTTCAGCCCATCAATTCCCAGGTGCTCATTGTTGAGTTTGGGCCGCTTTCGACCTTGCTTGCGACTGTTCGGTCCGTGGGTTTGCGGTCTGAGGCAACGGGCTCTCTTGTGGCTGTGGCCCATGAGAGCGTGCTGCAGCCTACAGGCTTTCTGTTTGACTTATTCCAGCTCAAAACCGTAGCCAAATTCAATGCACTGGAATCAGGGGGCCTAGCCGGGGCAAGAGGGGCCATTGGCACAAGCGGATACACTTTAGCTAGGAGTTGCCTATCGCCGCTCTTTAAACCCACTTTAACAGGCTTTCCTTCCAGCCAACTCACACTTTTTACCACCACAAAAACCGGGCTCATTTCCCAAGCTGGCCAGCTTTTTGGCACCAGGAATATTGCCAGAATAGACTTTAGCAGCGATAGCCCCCCTCAGGGTGTGGTGAGCCGTGGGCTCTATCTCTCGGGCTCACAGGTGGATTTTTTCGATGGGCGGCAGTTAGCTGAAGCTGGGTTTTACCTGTTCCCAGAAAACGTCACGTCTACTGCCATTGCAGCGGGCACAGCCACAGCGGGGGCTTATGGGTGGGCTGTGACCTATTCGTTTGAAGATGCTTATGGCAACCGGTGGGAGTCAGCCCCCCAGCTTGGCAACACCACGCTTGCCCTCAACCAACAGATTGAGCTTGTCGTGCCCACATTGCGGCTCACCAATAAAACAGGCGTTGTTATCAACACCTATAGGACGGTGGCAAATGGTTCCATCCTTTACCGGTGTGAGGCCGTGTCGGGTGGTGTGACTTACAGCCCCACCAACCCACTTTTTAACAGCACATCAACTGACAGCATAACTCTGACCCTCAACCCGCCCACCCCTGACACGGCAATAGAATCAAATGCCATTCTTTACACGACAGGGGGCGTGCTGGAGAATGACCAGCCACCGTCATGCTGCCACATCAGCCTGTATCGTGGGAGGATGGTGTATACGGGACTAGAAAAAAAGTACCAGTTGGCCTACTCCAAGACCTTCAGCTCTTTTGAGCCAGCCAACTACAATGCCAGCTTCACGATTGAGGCGGGCAGTGAAGATTTGAGAGCTGAGGGGCTCACAGCCAGCCAAACACTAGACGACAAGCTGCTGCTGTTTGCGCCCACAGCCATTTTAGCCCTCTCGGGCCAGGGGCCTTTGAACACGGGTTTGCAGAGTGACTTTGACAGGCCTGTTCTGATTGCCAGTGATGTGGGGTCAACCAACCCCAACTCGATTGTGCTTTACAGCCAAGGGGTTTTATTTCAATCCCTAAAAGGGATTTACCAAATCGACCGTGGTCTTCAGGTGAGTTATATTGGGGCCCCTGTTGAGGACTACAAGGGCCTGACCATCACAAGTGCTTCACTGATTGATAACAAAAACGAAGTGCGGTTCACGTCTGTTGGCACCAATCCTTCAACTCTTGTGTTCAACTACTTTTTCAACCAATGGATGAGCCACAGCGGGTTGCCAGCCAATGCGGGTGGTGTTGTGGGTGGTGTACACACGCTCTGTTTGACCGATGGGCATGTCGTTCAAGAGACTGAGGGCTATAGCGACAGCGGCGTGTTGATACCAAGCACACTTGAGACAGGCTGGCTGGCAACAGCCATTCAGGGCTACCAGCGTGTGTACCGGTTTTTATTTGTGGGCGATATCAAAAGTGCAACGGGTATATCTGTGAATTTGTCTTATGATTACAACACATTCCCCACAGAGGAGTACCGTATCACCAGTGTCCAGATGTTCCCTCAGCTCGAGTCGGGCAGCCAGCCTTTTGGCACCGGTTTGTATGGTGGCCAGTATCAGGGGTATGCCCAGTTTATGGTCATGCCTGCTACACAAAAATGCCAGGCAATAAAGATTAAACTAGTCGATAGCCCAAGCCCTCAAGAGCTGGGTGAGGGGTTTCGGCTCTCAGCTATCACGGCTCTTGTGGGCGCTAAGGCTGGCACACAAAAACTCCCTGCTGGCCAAAGGGCAGCTAAAATTTAACAAGGAGACAGACTATGGCATGGGATTGGGGCAATGCCCTGAAGGGTTCGGCACTGGGCGTGGGTGGGATAGTGGGCGGAGGCCTGTTTGGTGACAAGCTCTCTAGTCTAGACCCGACTAACATCAAAAGGACACAAGTGGGCCAGGCCCAAACGGGAGGCTCACAGGCATTTCTGCAAGCAGCGCAACAAAAGGGGAGCCAGGTGCAAGCCCCCTTTCTGCAACAATCAAGCGCACCTGTTGCAACTGCTGCAACACTGCAACGGGCCCAGTTGCAACCGTTGCAACAGCAACAGCAACAGCTTGTTGCATCGCTCACAAGCCCACAAGCGCAACAGCAGCAACAGGCCCAAGCTCTTGAACAGAATCGGCTTTTTACCGAACAGGCGTTGCGTGCGCAACAAGCGGCTGCTGCATCAAGTCGCGGTACGGGTGTTGCACTGGCTAACCGCAACGCCCAAAACCAAGCGGCTGCGATGCAGATGCAAGGCGCACAACAGGCTGCTGTTAACCAGCAGAATCAAGAGTTGCAACGCCAACAGCTAGCCGCCCAAATGCTAGCTAATCAAACAGGTGTTGAGGCTGGGCTCACCCAAAGCCAAGCCCAATTGCAACAACAAGCGGCGTTGGCCAACCAAGCCATGCAAGGCCAGTTTGGGCTCACAGCAGCCGAACAAGCCATGCGGGCCCAGCAGCTCAACCAGGCTTCTGAGCTGCAACGCCTTGGGCTCCAGGGCCAAGCGCAAATGGGCATGGATCAGATGGCCAACCAGGGCCTTGTGGCACAGGCTCAACTGGACGCTGCTAGGCAGCAGCAGATAGGCCAAGCCAAGCAAGGTCTGATTGGTGGGCTAGCGGGTGGCATTATGCAAGGGGCCATGATGATGTCGGACAAACGTGCCAAAAAGGACATCAAGGCCACCAAGGGTGAGGCCACACGGGCACTGGAAAGAATGGCAGGCAGCGGCTCACAGGAAAGGGAGTTTTTAGACAAATTGCAAGCCTATGAATACCGCTACAAGACCGAGGGGCCAGAGAAGCAGACCACCTATGGGATTATGGCTCAGGACCTAGAAAAGAGCAGACTAGGAAAACAGATGGTGGTCGAGGATGAGCTGACAGGGCTTAAGGCAGTGGATTTTGGCCGTGGGTTTAGTGCTCTTCTTGCCAGCCAAGCTGAGTTAAACAAGCGGCTCAAGGCCATAGAAGCTGCTAAGGGGAGGGTCGCCTAACATGGGATACAGAAACAAAAGCCAAGCAGACCAATATCTTGCAGCCAACCCAAACGCCACCCCTAGTTATATCCCCCCAGCTAATGATGTGCCCTTGCCCCCTTTGGCAGGGCCTGTGAACCTCAATGTGCCTAGCCCACTCTCCCCCATGCCAGGGCCAGCCATGCCAGCTATTGCCCCTGACAATGGGGCTATGATTCCTAACAGCGTTATGGCACCAACGCCTATGCCAGCCATGCCAGCCATGCCAGCTCAAGGTGGTGGTGGTGCTAGCCAATTGCAACGGCTCACAGGCAACCAGCCCACGCCTATCAACACCATGCCCATGGGCCCGCAGTTTATCCCCACCATGGAACAGACCACGACAGCTCAAAACCAAACGACAACACAGGGCTTAGACAAAGCCAGCCAAGAGAGGTACCAGGCCGCTGAAAAAACAGGCAAGGAAGCCATAGCCGAGCGTCAAAAGTTTGATGTGAAAAAGGCTGAAGCCGAGGCTCTGTCAAAAGAAGAAATGGCTTCTATTATTGGTGAGCAGGCTGATGAAAAAGAGGCATTGAGAGAGCAGCAGAAACAGGCCCAAATGAAGGCCGAAGAGGATTTGAGAAAGTCAGCCGATGAGGCTTTGAAGTTTGACTTTGACCAGAACCGTGTGTGGAAACGTATGGGCACGGGCAGCTCAATTGCAGCGGGTATTGGCATAGCCTTGGGTGCTTTGGCTCAAGGGTTTGGTGCCAAATCAAATGCTGCTTTGGATGTGATGGACAAACAAATCCAACGGGACATCGACCAGCAAAAAATGGAATACGACAAAATAAAAGACAAGGCTAAAGCCCAGGAGAGTGCTTATGGGCGGCTCAGGCAAATGGGCTTAGATGATATGCAAGCTCAGGATGCTATCCACAAGCAGGCTATTGAACAGGCACGCCTTGGCATCGAGGCTGGGTTTTTAAAGACCATGGGCCCCGAGGAGGCATTTGCCAAAAGCAAGGAAGCTGTGGCCAAGCTCGAGGCTGACAATGCCAAAAATCTAGAAACCAAGTTTAACAAAACAACAGGCTCCACAACCACGACTCAAAAGGGCATGAAGGCTGTGGGTGTTGGTGCTTTGACGCCAAAAGAACAAGTAGAATTGGCTCAAAGTGCAGACAAAGATGCTGTTATCAAACCCTACAGAGATTCCAAAACGGCTTTAGGAGAATTTGCGTCAAGTATCGACGCTTCTGGCAATGCCAACCCTGTGGCGGTGGCCGCATTTATCAGCTCGACAACAGGTTTGAATCAAGGGTCTTACAATTCTAAAGAATTCAGCCAAGCATTAACCAGTATGGGTTTAACAGATGATTACATAAACAAAATCCGTTCAGCAGTTTTAAACAAAAAACCGCTTGATAAAACAATTACAACTGGGATTCAAAACCTGCTTCAGGCTCGTATCAAAAACACTGAAGGCCCAGCACGCCGCCGTTATGCGGAAACATATGCGCGCACCGGTTTGGGAGAAGAGAATGTTTTAGGCCCAAATGTGTCTTTATCAACTGCACCTCGGGATAACTTTTAAAGGGTGGTGACATGAAGCAAGAATCACAATCAGGCCAGCCGAGCCCACCGCCCGAAAGTCTAGTGCGGCTTTTTGATGAGAGCAGTGGTGGTTATAAGCAAGTGCCGGTGAGTGAGGCAGCCGCCACGCTCCAAGACCCCAATGCTCGGATGGGGTTTAAAACAGGGGACAGTTATTATTTCCAGTACCCTGATGGTGGTCTAGGCAAGGCCACCGACGTCAATTCTTTTTATGAAGCCTTGAAGGCAGGCGGTAAAGAGATAGATGAGCGCACGGCTATGCTGCGCAAGGAGGCCAAGGGCACACTAGGCACATTGACAGCTTTTGGCAGTGGTGCGGCTAGCAGTGCCACCTTTGGCTTGTCGGACGTGGCGGCTAGGGGCCTTGATGAATTAACAGGCGGTAAGCTAGGAATCACCGAAAGAATAAAAGCCAGCCAAGAAGCCAACCCGTTTGCCACAGGTGCAGGCCAGGTGGCGGGTGCCATTGGTTCAGCGGTTCTTTTACCCGGTGGTGGTTTGGTGGGCCAAGCTGGCAAGCTGGCAGCGGGTGCTGTGGAGCGTGCCGCTGGTTCCCAGCTAGCAAGCCTTGCGGCCAAGGGCACACTTGGGGGGATAGCCTCAGCGGGTGCTCGGCTAGGGGCTACAGGGGCCATAGAGGGTGTGGCTCAGGGTGTTGGCCAGACCATCAGCCAACAGGCATTGCAGTCCACGCCTATGGGCCCAGTGGAGAGCCTTGTTGCCAACGTGGGCACGGGCTTGTTGTTTGGTGGGGCCATAGGGGGTGCATTGGGTGCTGGTGTGACAGCAGCCGCTCCTGTGGTCAAAGGGATTGGCAAGAGTTTTGTAACAGGCGCAGGGATGTTTAAAGGAGATGATGCTCTTAAGCGTCAGGCTTACCGAAACATCTTTGAACAAGGGACAGATGAGGCTTATGCCTTTAGGCAATACGATCAATATAAAAAAGAGTTAGGCGACCAGATCAACACAGCATTAGAAGCCAAAGATCCTGTTCGTTTAGAGCAGGAGTTGAGTGCAAAAATAGATGAGCAGTTTAAAGGTTTAGACACCACAGCTCTTAAAGCTGATTTACAAAAACAAGCCCAAAAATTTGTTGAACTAAATAATCCAAAGATATTAAAAGACGAATTAGAAGGCAGCGTCACACGGTTATTTAACCAATCTGAGGCCAAAGGCAAAGAGATTAGTGTAGCTCTCAACAAAGAATTGGGTCTTGATACAGTTGACGAAGAGTTTGGGAAAAAGGCGTTTAGGACTGTTGCCGATCACATAGACAGGATGGAAAGTGTAGGGGATTTAAACCCTGCAACCATGTCTAAACTCCAAGAGTTGAAAAACAGAATCACCCCATTAGATGATGCAACACGGGCTGACTTGCAGCAGATTAAACAGAATTATTTAAATAGACTTGAGCGCACAGATGTTAAAACAGAAAGAACCAGCTTAGAGTCTAGTATAGAAATGATTGATAGGCGTCTCAATCAAGGCAATCCGGTTGAGGCATTGACACAGTTAAGAGATATCAAAAGAGAAGTTTTTGCTTTAACAAGAGAAGCCAAAAGCAAAATGGCAACACCTGAAGCTAAGGTGATTGGCCAACAGCTCGAGGGTTTAAATACAGTTTTAAAAGATGCTGTTTGGGATCCAGCTTTATTTGGTGACAATGCCATTAAATTGGAGGCATTTGACAATGCGATGGCCCGGATGTTGTCATCTAAAGACAAGCTGAAAAAAGCCAATGTGCTCGGAGTGGAAGGGAATTTAGGTTACAGCCTTAAAAATGATGTTGTTAAAAAGTTTTTAAAAGACCCTAAAAATGCCAATATATTTGAAGATTATTTACAAGCCAATAAAGATTTACAAGAGATGGCCATGGATTTGGGCGTCAATGCTGTCAAGGATTTCATGCCTCAAGGGGGTGTGCGGTCGTTAACATCTGCCACACGGGAAGCAGACAAGGCATTTTTAAAGCTTAAAGATATGGGGCTTGTGAGCAAGTCAGAAGATGGGTTTATTCTCTCTAAGGGTGGTGTTGACAAGTTACTTAAAAACCCAGAGATAGACAGCCTTATCACGGATATTCGTGGTGAGGGATTAAGAGGAACCCGTGCGGTTTTAGACAGAGAAGCCAAGTTACAAACTCTTATCAATGAAAAAATCATCAAAAAACAAGGCAATCAATTTGTTTTGAATGAATCAGGTATTGCCAGCTCTCTTAAGGGTGAGCGTTTGGGTGCTGTACTTGATGATGTGTTTGACGATCCTAAGATTAGAAATCTGGTTGAAGAGACAACAAAAAGCAAACAAGCGTTTGAAGAGTTGCGTTACGGCAAGGCTTTGACGCAACAGGATGGGAAATATGTAGCGGCTGAATCACAGATAAACAAATTAGTGGCTGATGAGGATTTGGCTGCTCAATTAGGGACACAGTTGGGAGAATCTGGGGAGCAGATAACAAAGAAACTAGAGACAGCTAGAAATGTGAAAAGCCTTTGGGGAGGTGAGAGCTTTACAGGCAAGTCTCTTTTAACGGGTGGTATAGCTGGAGCTGTGTTTGGGCCCAAAGCGGGTGCATTGGTGGCAGCCCTTGAAAACCCTGGCATGGTCACTAAGTTTTTAACCAAGGTTTATGATGGCAGTTTGAAGCTAGGCAAGCAGACGGATAATCCGTGGTTTAAGTCTGTTGTCTCTGGGATGACGGTTAATTATTTAAGCGATGTGGCCCGTGAAGCCCAAACACAGCAAGTGCAAACGGACGCCCAGGCCAGCATTGAGAAGACAAGCCAGGCCATAGACAGGGCAGCACAGGGTTTGATGTATCAAGACCCCAAGGCAGCCTTTCAGCCTAGCCAGACAAGCAAACCTTTGACAGTGAAAGAGTTCCAGCAAACGGTGGCTTCACTCAACACACCCCAGGGTTTTGATTCTCTAGACCTACCGGCTGAAACCAAGGCCAGCCTAATGGTCTCAAGAGACTTGGCCAAGAATTTCTTGGAGTCCAAGTTACCACCCAAGCGGGTCGATGATTTGGGACTGGACCAGCCCCCCACGGCCCCACAGCTTGCCAAGTGGAGCCGGTACTACAGTGCCGTAAATGACCCTCTAGGCGTGTTTAAAGATATGGAGAAGGGGTATGTATCCCCCGAGGGCTTAGAGGCCCTTAAAACCGTCTATCCAGCCCTTTATAGCGCCATGCAAGAGCAAGTGAGGGGCACATTGAAAGATGATCCTAAGCCCCGCAACAAGCTGCTTGTGGCCACGGTGCTGGGGGGCCAGATGAGCCCCACAACTAGAGCCAATGCTTTAGCAGCCAGCCAGACCTGGGCCTTGGCCCAAGAGGAGGCTGGAGGAGTGGGTGGTGTAGCCCAAGGTATGGGTGGTGTGAAAGGTGGTGGTGTGAAGTTCCCAGCCCCACAGACCTTTGAGCCCTTGAAGCGTGGGGGTATGGTGTGAACCCCCAAGCCAATCCCAGACTAGGCTAGGGGTAGACTTGAGAGCTTTCCCTGCCTGGGTTTGGGTGCCGCTTTGCGGCCCCTCAAACCGTGACATCTTTTTTAGTTGATTTTTTATTTTAATTTTGTTAGAAGCTCATTGCGCCGGCCATTCACGGCGTGGCCATGTGACAAAGGGGGTGCTTAGCTAACAACCCCCAAGAGAATGGAGACCGTGTGGTGTGGAGACTCGAAAGATGTTGAATCACTACTGGCTTGGGGAGGAGGTGGCACACAAAGCCGCCTAACTCCCCCTTTTTTTTTTAAAATTGAGATAGAGGCCTGGGATATGGACACCATGGACACCAGTTGGATACAAAAAGACAAAAACATTTATTTGTCTATTCTGACTCATATTTATTACAAAACAATGTTTATGCCCACACGCCCAATAGCCGAACCAGTTGACTTTAAAGACATAACACAATCATTAAAAACAATTTACATCAGACGGTCAAAATACAGAAGGGATAGAAAAAAGCCAGCCGTGTATAACAGTTTGGATTATATCGAAATTCTAAACAAGCTAAAGAGACTGCAACAATATGGCTATGTAAAAGACACAAATGATACTCTAGAGTATGAGCTGACCGAACAGGGGTTCAACTTTGTAAAACTGTTTTCCCTTTCCTAGACCCTGCCTTCTGTCTTCCTT